AGTAAAAATAATTATGATATTTTGAAAAAATGTGTTGATTCTATCAATTTACATTCAAATAATCATAATATTTACATTGCTGATACTGGTAGTGATCCAGAAGTATTATCAATGGTAGATACCTTAGATGTTTATAAAGTAATTAAATATGATTATTATAATTTTGCAAAAATAAATAATAATGTAGTTAAGTATCACCTTTCAGATGAAAAATATCTTATATTTTGTAATGATGATGTTGAATTATTAAACAATGTTATTGGGTGTTACACATCCATTTTAACCAATAATGAAAAATGTGGGACTGTGGGGTGTAGATTATATTACCCCAATAAAATGTTACAACACGCTGGGATAAAAATTATTAGAAAACAAAATCAATTTGATATTAGTCATGCTGGACTGAAAACTTATCACAATGCATATGTTAATGAAAATATAAAAGTCATAGGAAATACAGGGGCATTAATGGGAGTAAAAAAATCTTTATATTTAAAGTATAGTGGGTTTAATGAAAATACAGTAGAATGTTTTGAAGATGTGTTATTTAATCTAATTTTACTAAAAAATGGTTATAATAATATTTTTTGCGGCAGGGGTGTTGCACTTCACCATGAAAGTTTGACAAGGAATAAATCTAAATTAAAAAATCAAAATAGTGTGAAAGATTATACAGATTTACTCTTACCTGAAATAATAAAAAATTTCAATTTTTATAAAAAGTATATACAGTGATAGATAAAACAGTAAATATTATTACAAGAACATCTAATCGACCTCTTTATTTTAAAAGGAATGAACTTTCTGTGAAAAATCAAACCTATAAAAAAATCATACATCACGTTATAACAGATAATATTTTTGATTTATATGTTAAACCTAAGAAAAACACTGTTATTCATCATGTTAACCATGAAAAAACAAATACCTCACTTGATATAGCTGACCCAATGACGGGAGGGAAAGCCCCTTATAATTTATATTTCAATGACGTGTTAGATACCATAGAAAGTGGCTGGATTTTATACTTAGATGACGATGATTATTTACTAGATGATACTGCAATAGAAAGATTAATTTCTAAATTAAACTCTAATGACGATATGCTCATATTTCAAATGAGATATGAAAATGGGATGGTTTTACCACCTAATGATTTAGCTAAGGTTTTCCCAGTTTTATATAAAATAGGTTCACCTTGCATTATGGCAAATATAATTAATATTAAAAATAATAAATGGGATGGTTATAAATGTGGCGATTATAGGCACATATGTAAAGTGTATAAATCATGTAAAACTAAACTATGGTTAGTTACTCCATATGTTGGAGTAGGCGGTGAAAATGGAAGGGGTAATTTAGGGGGTAAAAATGATTTAATTAATTTATTATGACCGCAGCTGTAACAGTGATAATGTGTGTTTATAAAAGAGTGGAAAGACTTCCTGAAACTATTAGGCTCTTAGAACAACAAACAAACAAAAATTTCAGGTTTATTATTTGGAATAACTCAGGAATAGAAATAAGCCCCCAAAGTAATTCCCTTAATATGTTAGTCCACAATAGTGAAAAAAACATAGGAGGTATAGGAAGATTTTATGCAGTTAAAACCTATTGTGGTAAGTTTGAGAAAATTATTTTTATTGATGATGATCAGATTTTCAATAATACTTTAATTGCAGATTTTATAAAAATATATGAAGTAAATAAAATTAAGTCTTGGCATTCATTTATCATTATTGATGAAAACAACTATTTTAATAGAAAAAAAATATCTAAATGTGGGGTAAAATGTAATTATTGTGGCACCGGGGGGATGATTTTAAATAGTAGTATATTCTTTGATGAGGGATTATATCAAATACCTAATGAATATATTTTTATTGAAGATTTGTGGCTCTCTTTTTATGCTATAACAATTCATGGATATGTTTTAGAACATGCATCCGTAAATATTCAAATAATAATTGATGAACACGATCAATATAAATTATTAATAGATAAAAAAACTAAATTTTTAAAATATTTAATTGAAAAAAAATGGAACATAAGGAATATTTAGAATTATTAGAATTAAAGTCGATTGAATTTGATAAAATAATGAGATGGCCAAATTATCAAATTCAAGGGCTAGATGAAAAAATTTCTTTATTAAGAAACACTCTAAATAAATTATTACCTCCTTTTTCTTTTTTTATAGGTGATGTTTATAAGGAAAAACTATATAGCGAAATAGGTGAAATTAAAATATATTATCATTATGATCATATAGGCAGAGAAATATATAAAAATAATTATTTTTACGAAGGTGAAATGTTAAATTACATTAAATCATTAAAAATAAAAGGTAATTATATAGACGTTGGCGCAAATATTGGGAACCATTCTTTATTTTTTTCTCAAATGGCTGATAGAGTATATTCATTTGAACCTAATTTTTCTAACTATACGTTTTTATTGAAAAACATTAAAGAAAATAATATAGAAAATATCTATCCCTACAATTATGCCATAGGTTTAAAAGATGTTTTAATGACTTCTAATGAGGTATATCACAATATGGGTATGAATACTCTAATTGAAGATAATAATGGCACTATAAGGTGCTACAAAGGAGATGAGTTTAATTTAGATAATATTTCTATAATGAAAATAGATTGTGAGAACATGAGTTATGATGTTTTACAATCATTCGAAAAAACAATTGAATATTTTAAACCCGATATATTTATAGAGGGTGATCCAGAAATTTTAACATATGTTAAAGAAAGGGGTTGGAAAATTATACAACAATTTAACAGTACTCCAACTTATCACATAAAAACAAAGATATGAGCGATAAACAACATTTAGATGAATACATTCAAACCACTTATCATGATTTAATGAAAGTGCATGAATTAGCCACTGAAGATTATGAATCTGCTAAAGCTATTGTTCTCATTAACGATAATGACATTGAAGAAGTTAAAACTTTAAGCACAATAACTTCGGATAAGTTAAAGATAATTCTAGAAACTATAAAACAACGAACAGAATTATTAAAAGTTGTAGAAAGAATAGAAAAAAGTCTGAAACCTGAAAAAGAAGAAAATAATTCAAATGGTCTTCTTCCACAACATGAAATGGATGCAATACAGGATTTATTTAAAATGACAGAGGCTCAAAAAGTCTTACAATTAAGAGATTAAATGATTTTAAAAGCTCAAACAAACTTATTAAATCAAATAGCTGCACTAAGGGTTGTCAATGATTCTTCTTTTCAAAAATTAAAGACATTTGAAAAGAATAAAGATAACAACCCTATAAATTTTTTATTAGATTTAATGAATTATTTGGGCAATGATTTAGTTTTAGGCGATAATTTAGCAGACTTTTTTGAGTATATCCTTGACAATATAAATAATCATTTAGTTAGTTCTCTAAAAGATGTATTTTTGGAAAATTATCTTTGTAATGAAAATTTTCTTTTTAATAAAAGTTTATTGATTCCTTTAGTTGAAATTGATTATTTTAATAGGTTAAATCTTGCACAGTCTGAATATAATCTTTATTATTCAAATATTGTAGATAGAAGATTATGGTCAGTTGCTAATAATTTTAACCCTTTATCTATAAATGGATTAAATCTTTCATTTTCATTTAATAGTAACATTGGAGGCATAAATTACCCGAATGTTTTAGGTGTTAACATACAAAATGTTAATGCGTTTGATTTCCTTTCGGAGTATTTAAAAAATTATAAATTAATAACTAAAGACGGTATATTTAAAGAAATATTAGATGTTAATTATAATAACTTAGGAAAAGAAGAACAGATATTGGTCAATTACATAAAAAATATTTCAGCATCGCCCGATATAACATTGGATAATTCTTATTACACTTTGATTGATAATAAGGTCATATATAATGATTTAAGATTTAAAGAATATGGCGAAATAACAGATGAAAAACCCAACATATTAAATGATGTTATTTTTTCAAATTCCAATTCATTTAAGGATAATTTTAATTTGCTTCTAACTAATTTAAATTCAACAGCAAATAGTACAATACATGTTCTAAAACAATTATTTTCTAATTTATCAAATGCTATTTTTTTAAATTTATTAAAGCCATCTTTACTCTTACTATATAGAATTTTCGAAAACAACCCTATTTTTGGTATTTCTTTAAAAGAAATTATAAATAACAATATAGGGTTTTTTAAAGAAATAATATTTAATATTGTGCAAAAAACCCTATATAATATTATTTTTGAAAAAGTAAAAGATGAATTAATAAAATTAATAAACGATAATATTATTGGAGATCAAAGAGAAAAAACAGATTTTTACTTATTACAATACAGATCATTAATAAAATTTATATAAATGGAATATTTCAATACGGATGAAATAATTGGAGCCTTAAACACTTTTATTTCTGAAAATAAGTCTCTGAAACAAAAAAATGTTTCTTCTTTTATTGCATTATTGGCTAAACGGTCTAAGGAAGGTTTATCAGCACGAGAAGTAGCTAAAAATATTATAGTAAGACAGGTTGAAGCAGGAGCACCAGTAGGCGCGTTAGACAATGGTGAAGATTCTATTTCTGAAAAGATGGAATTTATAAGAGTACAAGAAATAATTAAGCATTTTATACAGAATGCAAAAATACAGGTAGTTATACCAGCAGGGATCGCAATAACAGGAACTGCAATTGGCCCTACGGGTGCTATGCCTGTTAAAGGAGTAACATCTGAAATAGCTACGGGAGTGGGGATAATTTTATAATATGTTATTAAGCGAAAAAGATACTACTTTTTACAGTAGATTTTTATATCAAGGTGAAGTAATAACAAACGATGATCCGTTTGATGCTGGTATTATTACAGTTAGAATACCCGAAATTGATCAAAATATACCTAATAGCTCTTTAGCTCCATGTTACCCCATATCAAATTATCAGTTTATAAGAATTAAACCTAAAGTGGGAGAGCGGGTATTCATACTTTTTGATAAAACTTTAGAAAATACTGACATAAGAAATAACCAAGAAAAAAGATATTGGCTTGGATTAAACCTGAGTAATATTACCAATATCAATAATTCACAATTCTTTTTTAATTCTAACTCTCATGAAAGTAATGGTTGGATTACCAATAAAAAAGAATTAAAAAACATAAAGTTTTCAAAAGAATTAGAACTAGGGGAAAATGATATTTCTATAAGAGGAAGAGATAACTCTGATATTATTTTAAAATCATCAGAGCTATTGTTAAGGGTTGGTAGGCATGTATCAAATATACCTCCGTTATTTAATAATGTTAATCCTTCCTATATACAATTGAAATATAAAAATGATTTAATCATTAATGAAGATACTCAAGTAGATGTAAATGTTCCTAATAATGTTCAATACATATTCTACGTATCTAGGATAGATTTAAATGTGTTAATAAAAATTTATTCGTTTATAACCAACAAAATTGAAGAAACTTTTAGTAAATCATATTTAACAGAACAAGAATTAAAAATAGATGTGTCAAGTAAAATTGCTAACTTTAAAAGACAATATAATAATTGGCAAATTAAAACTGACAACATTGATTTTTTAGAAAATAATCAGTACAAAGTTAATAATGATAAAATCACTAAAAAAGCTGATCGAAACCCAGCAATCAATAATACGATTAATATTGTTGCAGATAAAATAAATTTATTAAGTCATAAATCATC